TAGAAAGCATTTTCTGTAAAGTGACTTTATTCTTAGGTACGTGTAGTATACCGTTTCTAAAAACAATTCTTCCTCTAAGAATATCACCCCGCATTTCATCTACGAAAACTGTGTTCTGATTTTTAGCATAAGCTATCTCTCTCTCATAACCTTTCTCTTCGTCAAAGTAATACATTCCTTTACTCTGGAACCAATGAGATAAAGGTTGCTTGTCACCACGTAACCTATATATCCTATCTTTTATTTCCCAACTATTAATAGTTTTATAAGTAGGATCTTGTCTTTTTGGTTTCTCTGTTTCTACTATTGGTGTTTCTACTACTGGTGTTTCCACCACTGGAGCCTCTACAATAGGTGACTCCACTTTTTGTGCTTTTGTTTTTTTAGCCATAATATAATATAATAAAATTGATAAATAAAAGATGGTGGAGACTGATCCCCACCATCCTTAAAAATTAACTGTACTCTATGCAGTAGCTCCTTTGAATAATACGAAGTTGTTCGCACCTTGAACAACTAAACATCTTTCAGATAAGAAGTGCATTTCCATTGCATCTAAATCAGAAGTAGCAGCACCAACTGAACCAGTAGTCCAAGATTTAAGTTTTCTGCTTTCTAAATTAGAAGCTCTATAACGAACGTGTAGGAAAGGTCTCTTAAGATTCTTACCTAAGTTTTGATCGTAAACAGAAGACACACCAGCTGGTACTAATACACCACGGATAGCGTTAGTAGCATCAGTAGCGTTGATTAAACCTCTAGTCGAAGCATCATTTAGGTATTTGAAATCAGACTTGTAGAAGTCGTAAGAACCTCTTCTGAAACCAGAGAAACCTAAGTTTAAAGCCATATCTTCGTCGTTGTCGAATACTCCGTAAGAAGTACCACCAGAACCGTAAGAGTTTTGAGCGGCTAGAATGTCATCTAACTGTAAGCTAGTCGTTCTATCCATGAACATCATATTCTCTTCAATAGCACCGTTAGCATCAAGCTCAGCTATTAACTCATCGTAATCACTCATAGATGTCATAGCGTTAGCTACATTACCTCTAGTACCAAGAGCATCCCAAAGACCTTCAGTACCCGTGATTTTACCACCTTGATGACCAACAGTATCGTTTGCTGAATTATCAACAGATTCTAACATTGCCATTTCTAAGTAATCAGCGAAACGAGCTTTAGTGTCACCTGAAGCTTTCAAGTACCACATGTAACCGCCTTGACCTTCCTCACCAGAAACTTCAACCCAACCAATTTGAGAAGCATCAGATCCTGAAACCTCATACTTATCTTTTAAGATAATTGGTTTGTTAGTTCTTGATAAGTGCTGTGGCTTATTAGCTCCAAGTCTACCTTCTACACCTTTAGCGTATTCAGATCCATAAACTAATACTGCTGCGTGACCTGTACCCATATCACCTTCGTCATAATCCTCACCATCGTAACGCTCGAAAGTAACTTTACCAGAGTTAGCAGCTGTAGTACCATCAACAGCAGCTACATTAGTAACATAAGCTTGCTTAGTTACTCCAGCTTGTGAGATCAAAAGCATATCACCAGGTCTAATACCGTGAAGTATAGCCCCCGTTGTACTAGCCACAACTTTACCATCTGCGTCCAACGCTCCGGCGTCAAATGTTAAAGTACCAGCGTTTCCAGAACCTCCAACCAAAACATCTTTATACGATAAGTGTAATCTACCTTGTTCAGACCAAATAACTTGATCAGAAGACATAGATTCTTCAGCACCTACTTGAGCTAGGAATCCTGAGATTGTTCGATTACCGAACACTTCAGCTTCCTTCTCCATAAGGTCTGGTAAATATTGTTGAGCCCATCCATTTCCAGCGGCTGTGAAGTCGATGTAATTTGAAGCCAACGTTTGTTTTAATGGTGCCGCAGTATAACTTGCTGCAGGAACCGATTGCGTAATTGCCATAATTTTTTAATTTAAAGATTAATTATTTTCTTTTACTAATTTTGAATTTGAAATCATCTGAACCTTCACCTAACACTTTAAACTTTGTTCCACCGAGTTGCTCATTGCCATGAGTACTCCTAGGATCGACATTAATGTTCTTACCTTTAGCTACAGTGTCTTTGATTGCATCTGCTTTTCCTTGCTCATAAAAATGTTGAGCAACAGCATCAGCATTCGCAGCTGTAAATAAAGATTTGTGATAACCCTTAGCATCACTCATTTGATTGTTCTTATCCAAAAACTTTTGGACAAAATTGTTGAGGTCACTTTGGTTCGTCTTAACGTCTTCAACGTTCTTAACATTAAACCTATACTTTTTATCTCCGACATTGTAATCAAAACCTTTGAACTTGTCATTGAATAAGTTATCAGTCTTCTGTTGAAAAACTCGTTTATTAGTTTCTGTTAGTCTCTGAGTCTCTTCAGATTCCTTATTGTAACGATCGAAGAAGTTAACGGCTTTCTGTTGCTCTTCAGTGAGCTTACTTCCAGCTTTAATCTCTTCGTAATATTTAGACTTTTGCCCGTCTAAGTAGGCTTTCGCTTCGGCAACTTGCTCTTTCAAAGCGATTTTCTTTGATCTTATTGTACGCTCATCATCCATGTCCTCATCAAAACCGTATTTGTCTTCCAACAAAAAGTTTCTCTCTTCAGCGGATAAATGAGATTTAGTTTCTCTATAGTATTCGTCTAACACCTCAGAGTCATCCAACTTAGTTAGATCTCTGTTTAGACTTACGTAGTCATTCAAGTCTCCACCAGTATCTTCCATAAAATCAACTAACTTCTGGATGTTCTCCGGTAGCGGTTTCCCAGTAGCCTCTGCTTCTGCTATAGCTTCCTCAACTTGCTCTTCTACAGCTTCGACTTCTTCTTCAGTTACTTCTTCTAGTACTGATGCTTCTGTTTCTTGTACTTCTCCTTCCGGCTGTACCTCTTCTTGTTCTTGTGAGGCTCCGGTGTCTTCATCGCCTCCCACCACTCCTGCTGGGTCAGCTTCTGTTTCTGTAGTTTCATTGGTCTCTTCAATTGGGGGTTTACTTAAATCTACTTTAGTTACATCACTCTCAGTTGGAGTGGAACTAAGATTTACTTTGATTACATCATCTTGTTCTTCCGCCATAATAAAATATTATAAAATTAAAAAAATGAGTGGATTTAGAATTGGTCTAATCCTACTCCACCTGTTACTATATCATTACCTGATGATTCGAACTTTTTAAGTGATTCACCCTGGTTTTTTCTATCTGCTAAATCTTTTTGATGTTGAGCTTGCCTGTCTACTCGAGAATCTTTCCTATCCTCTCTCATAGCCTCTTGCCTGTCCTTCAGCTCTCTCTCTCCAGATTGTAATCTAGAGTTTAACTCAAACTCTAACTGCATTAATTCTTTCTTAACTTGAGCCTCTTGCTGTAAGTATTGAATCTTCAACTGAGTTTTAGTTTGTTCTAACTGAGCATCAGACTGTGTCTTAGCTTGGTTCTTTTGAACCTCAGCTTGAGCAGCTGCTTGTTGAGCTTCCTGATTAGCCTGAGATTGAGCTTGAATATTTTGCTGTTGCATCTTCTGATCTCTCTCAAGCTTTTTCTTTCTCTTTATTTTAAGAAGTTGATTAGCTAGTTTAATATTTCTAACATCACGCAAATCAATCGCATCATCTAAGTCTATTAACTGTTGTGATAGTGCTATCTGAATATTATTCTCTAGTATTTGCTTCTCCTCGTCATCCGGCATTAATTCTATAAATATACCGAAGTCATACAAATGCAATTCCTTCATCTCTTCTAACGTAGCTACATTGTGAGCTCCTATGCTCTGTATGAATGCTTCCTTAGTAGGTGAATACTCTACAATATCTGAAATTCTTAAAGATAACGCTTCAGCAGATTCGGATGCTAATAATAACATCGCTTGTAATATATGCCTAGTAGCTGTATTAGAGTTAGCTGCTGCTAACTTCTGTATACCAACTAAAGCGTTTTTATCAGGTGTTGACGCATCTCTAGCTTCATTAAGTCCGGTGACATCACGAATCATTTGTAAGTAGTAGTTATAAGTCTGTATTAGACTTTGAAGTTTATTACCACCCGATCCATTTTGTATTTGTTGAATTGGTACTTTACCAGGATTCATATCCCCTTCAGAAGTAAATGATCTACCTATAACAGAACCTGTTTGGAAGAACATGTTTAAAGCTTCTTGCGGAGAATAGTTTGTACCGTTACCCAGATCTATTTCAGCTAATCCATCAGCGTCTAAATAAACTCCATCTGGAACCATGCGGGATAGAACTTGCTGAAGTTTTAAGTGGGTCAACTGGATCATATCAGCAAACCCTGTTATTCTACTAACTATAGATTCTATTCTACCGTTATACATTCTAGGTGCAACGATACTGTAATTCATTTTAACTTTATCAAAGTTGGATTTAGATCTAAGCATATTCTTAGCCATCTCCCACTTCAACAACTTGTCAGTACCTAATACTAGTACACCTTCGTATAAGCACTCCATTACTCTTTCAAGTTTCGAGTAGTTACCATCCATATCAGCTGGTGGATTAAAAGTGTCATCTTTCTCTATAACCTTACTCGCACCCGTTCCAGTTTCCTTTACTTTGTATGTATTATTCTTGTGTGTTTTATAATTGAAATATAACACACTGATTTTATTCTTATCTCCATTGTACTGATTGACTAACTTAGCAGAACTTTTAGATCCTTCTACTATATCGTAAATCTCCGACTCAGATAGGTTAGGGAATTCTTTAACCAACTCGTTAATTGGGATTTCTTTAACCTCTCCAACGTAATATATATCTTCAAAGTAAGGAGATTCAGTGTATGAATAAACTAAATTAGCTGGATCTACATATTGTATTTTAGCTCCATCACTCCAATCAAATGTAGTTTTCGTAGCACCTATACCTATAGTAGTTAAGTCATATAAAGATCTCTTCTTGATAAGATCAAACTTACTACCTTCCATTAATACATTAATAGCTTGTTCTTCAGCTAACTCAACGGCTTGCTTATAATTTAGCTGCATGTGAAGAGCTAGTTCTTCCTCAGTGTCTGGTAGAGTTTCTTTTTGGTTTTCGTAAATATCCATACCAAAACCTTCTTGAACCATATCGTTATACTCTTTAGACCTAATGTCTTTAAGCATAGATTCCATATACTCAGTTCTCTTGCTAACCCCATACGAGTCTTGAGAATAAGCTTTTACATCGTAAGTTCTTTGAGACATACCATTAACTACTATATCTACAAACTTAGGTACAATAGGTACAGGTTTCCAATCTAGGTTTAAGTAGCTTAAGTCACCATTTATAGATAACTCATTTTTATATTTTTGTATTGGTTGTTCTCCTCTAGCATACAACCGCAACTTGTGAAAATTGTTTATATTGTTATTATACTTAGATGTGGAACCAGAGAACCATTCATGTTCAATAGCTCTAGCTACTTTTAGCCCATACTCTTGGGTCATCTTTTCTAAATCACTAACTGCTTGTGAAGGGAAATTCTTTACAACAGACTCTGCCATAATTTATTTTTTTATTATTGTTGAATTAAATCCGGTGTTAGTGTATCTAGATATACTTATATCTAACGGTTGTTTCTTTACCTCAGGGTTTGGTCGGTACATGTGTCTATTACAAGCCATGATAGCTAAACCAGAACTTATGGCAGCATCATACTTGGTTCTTTTATTTATATTAAATTTACTCCAATCGTTCAGCGTTTCATTGA